CTCTGGGGCGGTCCTGCTGGACTAACTTGGGCAAGAAACATTTTAGACAATTTACAATAATTTTGTATAAATACAATACGGCAGAATTATTTGCCAAAACATTACTCTTAAAGAGGCGAGGACTACGATGACCCAACAAGAAACATCGGCAACAGAAGGCACTGATACTTCTCAAAATGAAATTCAGGCAACGACAAAAACATTTACGCAGGATGAAGTAAACGCTATTCTAGCTAAGACTAAAAGTCAGTTAGAAAAGAAATACTCATCAAAGTATGAAGAACTTGGAGACCCAGAGCAACTGCGAGAAATCGTAGCAACTCATCAAAAGAGTCAACAGGAACAGGCACTAAAGCGTGGAGAATTTGATCGTATAATCCAAGAATTAGCAGCCAAGAAGGATGCAGAAATTCAAAAGAGGGATAAAGTAATAGAAAGTTTCAAAGTTGAGACTCCTATTGTAGATGCCGCGGCTCGTTATCGTGCTGTGAATCCTGAACAAGTTAAAGCATTGATTCGTAATCAAGTTCGACTTGGAGCAGAAGGTGAAGTTGAAGTATTAGATGACAAAGGTTCTGTTCGCTATGATGACAGCGGGAAACCAGTAAGCGTGGATTCATTTGTTCAGTCATGGCTGCAAGCGAATCCGCACTTTGTGTCGGCAGCACCTGCTACAACTAATACTAAAAGCAATGTCACAGGCAATACTACAAGCAAAGTTGATATAGCAAAACTAGATATGAAAAATCCTGAGCATAGAAAAATATATGCGGATTATAGAAAAAAATCCGGTATAGCCTAAAATTCATTTAAGGAGAATTATATTATGGCAAGTTCAACAACAGGTTCATTAGCAACCCTATTACCAGAGATCGTTCAAGAAGCGATGTTCGTATTTAATGAAAGATCCATTATGCGTGGTCTGGTAAAAAATTACACTCTGTCTGCAGGACAAGGTAAAACAGTAAATGTTCCATTTTATCCTAGACAAACAGCAGCCGCAGTAGCTGAAGGCAGTGAAGTGCCTGATTCAACAGTAACTACAACTGAAGCAACATTAACAATCGCTCCTGTTGCTATTCGCACATTGCTAACTGACTTAGCTCGTGCTTCAGCAACAAGTAATGTTGTAGCAGACTTGGGAAGATTGTTCGGCGAGGCTGTAGCCCGTAAAATTGACACTGACTTAACAGCATTGTTCAATGGTTTCGGTGCTGGTTACGGTAACTTTACAGAAGCTATTACTGTCAATGACATCTTTAAGGCTGTTGCAACACTAAGAGCAAGTGCTGTTCCAATGGAAGGCATGGTCTGTGTATTACACCCAGAAATTGCTTATGACTTGAAGAAAGCATTAACAACAGCTGGTAACACACCATTTGTATCTGGTGCTTATAGCGATGTTTCTAACGAAGCAATGCGTAATGGTTATGTAGGTCAATTGGCAGGTATTCCAATCTTTGAAACAAGTAACATTGCTCAAGGTGCTGACACTGGCGATTATGCTGGTGCCGTATTCCACCGTGATGCACTAGGCTTTGGTCTAATTGGTGACATCAGCATTGAAACACAGCGTCGCGCAGCCTTCCTAGGTGAAGACATTGTATGTTCAGCATACTATGGTGTTGGCGAATTGCAAGACGCTTATGGTCGTCACTTGAAGTTTGACTCAAGTTTATACGCCTAATTGCTAAATTAATCTAAAGGACTATCACAATGAGCAACCCAAATTTTGTATACAGTGGCGCAACCTTTCTGCGTTTCGCTACCTATCCAGAGCTACAGGCTCGTGATAGTCGTGTTTTTGAAGCAAATGAAGATCTTACACAAGCAGAAATTGAAAGCTTTCTAAACAAAGCCAGTCAGCGTATTCTAACACAAATTAGAAACTCCAGCTGGTGGAGAGAATATCAGCGTAAGTTGGCAGACATCATTGATCCTAACCTACTACCTGTTGTTGATCCAGATTATATCCTAGCCAGAACGCAGGAATTCAAGGATTTGAATATATATTTGGCATTGCATGAATATACATATCCTAGTATTGCTGACTTTGGCAATCCTGATAGCGCAGAGATCGCAAAGATCAAGTTCTATAAGGACAGTTATAATGTATTGTTTGACGAAGTGCTAGAGGCCGGCGATTGGTATGACTTCAGCGAAAACGCAACAATTGAAACTGCAGACAAGATGGCTGCTTTTGTAAATAGAGTTCGCACAAGATGAGAACACAATTATTAACTTATTTGACAGCACAACTAACTGGTAGCATAAAGACCAGTCAGGAACTGCCGTTTCAAGAAGGAACTAATCCTCTTTATCTAAAGAATGCTCGTAGAGTATATTTGGATGAACCCTATACAGAACAAGACACGCTATTTCCTAGTCTAGGAAGTTTACAGATCAATCAACGAACTACTATTGTAAGATGGTTCTTGTCCATGGACGCAAAAAACAGAAACACTGATTTAGATTCAGCATTGACAATCTTAGGTAGTGCTAAAGATATCACTACCATCACAGGCGTGTTTACACGCTTGTTTGACTATACGGTCACCATAGACAACGATAGGGTTATCTATGAAGGCGAATATAGATTCGCAAATTTAGCATAAGGAAAAAATAATATGGCATTCATATTTCCAGCACCAGGCGTAGCAGGCGTTGAAGCAACTCTCAACATCAGCGTGACCGGAGATGCATCAAACTTATCAGTTCCAGCCATGCAAGATATCACTGTTAATAACAGCAACGATATTTTTACATGGACGCAACTTGACGAAGGCAGCAAGCAACAAGTTGCAACTACAGCAACTAACAGTCTAGACTTGAACATTGTTCTAGATCAAACTACATTCTTTGGCACAGGCGCCGGCGCAGCCGTGGCTGTAAACAAAGGTATATTTGGTCTAAGCAGAGACAAGACAAAGGTTGAGTTTCAACTATACTTGGGCGACACAAGCACAGGCAGTGCAGGCAAAACTCTTGGTGGTTTTGGCTACATCACTGGCTTGGCTCCTACAGTATCTGCAGACGCTCCAGTCTGGGTTAGTCCAGTGACATTAACTATCACTGGTGACTATACAGTGACCTAATTCTTTAATTAGAATTACACAAACCCGCTTCGGCGGGTTTTTGTTTGCATAAATAACTAGTAAGGAGATGTGATGATATTTGATAACAAAACTGAAGATGAGATATTTCGCAGTATAGAAGCAGAAATTGCCAAAGCACTATCGGAATTAAGATGTGCCAAGAAGGACTTGGAACAAGCAGAAGTTAGAATGAAGTTTGCACTAGCAACCGTTCATTACCTAAAACAAAGATATGAGGATTTGAAATGAAACTAACACAACTAAGCAAAAAGCCTGAACTAGTCAAGGTTGAACTCACAGATGAAGACACCATTAAAGAATATGGTGAGAGTCTTGAGTTCTGGGTCTACGACAGAACTAACATGGATGTATTCGTAAAGATGGCAACTATGAAGAATGAAGACTTTGGTGACATGGTTGAACTAGTAAACAAAATGATTCTTGATGAAGATGGAACACCAATTGTCAAGGATGGATATCTATTACCCAGTAATATTTTAACTAGAGTAATAGGTAAGGTAGTAGAAACTCTGGGAAAGTAACGCAGGAAGCCTTGGATCCTGAAGGTGTTGAAATGAGTATGTTACTCAGTATTGATGCAATAGGGAAGCGTTATAGTTTATTGCCCAGCGAAGTGTTGGAAAAGGCTTCCACATTTGATTTAGTAGTATTAGATGCCGCACTGGGATATCAAAGTTATATTCAGGACAAAGCGGAAGGTAAGAAGCAAACACCCAAGTTATCTCAAGAAGAGATGATGGCAGCGTTGGAAAGGGTTCGCAACAATGGCAATGACACTTAATATGAGTCAAGTTAATAAAATGTTTGAAGAGGCTGAACGAGTTGCACAAACATTGCCCAAAGAAGCCTACGATTACTTTGTTGATTCTACTCCAATACGCACAGGCAATGCTCGTAGAAGCACTAGTCTGCGTGGTTCTACAATAGATGCTAACTATGTGTATGCTGAACGCTTGGATCAAGGTTATAGTCGCCAAGCCCCAAAAGGTATGACAGAACCCACTGAAAAGTTTTTACAAAAACGCATAGATGATTTAATAGGAAAGATCAAATAATGGCAAACTTAAAAGTCACACTTGAACTAGACAGTCAAGGTTATGTTCGCAATATTAAAGCGGCAGATGATGCTACCAAACAGTTTAACAAAGATGCTGTCAATGGTGCAAAAGATGTTGATCGTGCATTTGACTCATTAAATGGTAGATCTGAGAAACTAATTGGTGTAGTCAATAAACTTAAAACAGCATTAGTTGGTGCCGCGTTAGTGAGTTTTGGTCGTGGTGCAATTCAAGCCGCTGATGCTATTAACGATCTAAGTGAAGCCACTGATCTAAGCGTTGGTAAAATATTACAACTACAAGAAGCACTACAACAAAGTGGTGGTAAAGCAGAAAGTGCTGGCAAGTTGATTACAACATTCTATAAAAGTATTGATGAAGCACGACAAGGCAGTGATAAAACACAAGAAGCATTAGGTAAATTAGGCATCACATTTGACATGCTTAAGACTGCTACTCCCGAAGCAATGTTGCAAACTGCCGCTGAAAAATTGGCAGGCATTGAAGATCCTGCACAAAAAACAGCAATGGCAATAGACATATTTGGCAAAGCAATGATTGGTGTAAATCCTGCTAAGTTTGCTGAAGAACTTGGATTAAGCACAGCAGAATTTGAAAAGCAAGCGGCAGCAATACAAAGAGCCGCTGAATTAAACGATCAATTTGAAAAGTCAATGACTAAAATTCGTTTAGCATTTTTAGAAGCATTTGGTCCTATGATCAGTGGCTTTAGTAAACTATTAGAATTGCTTGGTAAATTTCCAATTGTAATAGAAGCAATCACTATTGCATTATTAGCAATTCCTGGTATGTTTATTGCAAGAGGTGTTGTAAGTGGTTTAAGTTTTATAGCCAAAGGTTTAGATGCTATTAGAAAAAGTGCTAAAACTGCCAAAGACGCCGTTGACAAAGTGCCAAAACCAGGTAGTATGAAAGAAGCATTATTAGAACAGCAAAATACAACAATAGCACAAACATTTAGAAATAAAGCAAGTGTGGTTGGTGGTGTGGGTGCTGTGGGTGCTGGTATTATTGCTTCAGCAGTTGGTGATCGCCCTTCAGGTGCCGGAGCAGAAGATCCTGAAGCAATTAAAAAACAAACTGAAAATGCTGTGCAAATTGGCAAAGAACTTCAAGGACAACTTAACGCTGTTCAAGGACTGGCAGATGGTTATCGTAGAGCCGCACAGGCAAATATGGATAGACTAACCACAGAAGTTGAACTGTTAGGTAAAAGCAAAGAAGAACAAGATTTAATCAAAGCCAC